TAGGTGTTATAAAGAGTATGGTTAATGCTCAAGTAGATGGGTACGTACAGGGGAATATAGCTGGACTGACTAACACTCTTAGGTTTAAACATGCCAAGCCTCTTGTTAATTTACCATCAGTTGATAAGCCATATGGTAAAGAGATACGAGGTTGTTTGATTTGTCCAGAGGGTTATACATTGTGTGGTGCTGACATGACCTCACTAGAGGATACAACTAAACGTCACTACATGAAACCATTAGACCCTGACTACGTGGAAGAGATGTCTAAAGATGGGTTTGATCCACACTTAGACTTAGCTAAACATGCAGGTGTTATTACACAAGATGATATAGATAAACATAACAGTGGAGAAAGATCTTTATCAGCCCTACGTAAGAATTACAAAGTAGTTAACTACAGTGCTACTTATGGTGTTGGTGCTTCTACTCTATCTCGTAACACTGGGATGCCCTCTAAGGACGCAAAGAAGCTCCTAGAAGCCTTCTGGTCACGTAACTGGTCAGTCTATAAGGTAGCTAGTACAGCCCGTACAAGGGACTTATTTGGCTCTACATGGCTATACAATCCTGTATCGGAATTCTGGTACAGTCTCAGGAGCGACAAAGATCGCTTCTCTACATTAAATCAAGGAACAGGAGTATTTTGTTTTGACAGTTGGGTATCTTTATGTCGTCGCTACGGAATTAAAACCATCGGTCAATTCCACGATGAAATCATCGCACTCGTACAAGAAGGAGAAGAAGAACAAACTAAGGCTACAATGGAGCAAGCTATTGAAAACCTTAACCAAAAGATAGAACTTAACGTACCACTAGGTGTAGATGCACAGTTTGGTAAGAGCTACGCAGACATACACTAAATTTATTTTTTTGTCTACCTTGCATATTGGCAAATTTAGACATTATATATAAGTACCAACAGCCGAAAGGAACTCGACATGGCTAAATACACAATGGATATGATACTTGAATACGCTAAAGTATTTCCAGAAAACGCAGACATGGGTAGTCCAGATGGACCTCGTGCCGCACAAGCAGTACATCAGAATGGTGGGCAGTTTATTACTAATGCTTACTTCACTGATGAAGAACAAATCAGCAAGCTAGAAGCTGAAGGTTTAGACCTACATCCTATGAATAGTGACCGCATACGACAAGGTAATGCAGATCTAGGAATAGGTAAGTACATGAAGGTCAAGCGTAAGGTTTCTGATGTAAAGAACTTTACAGACCGTAATGGCGAACCTGTCACGATTGATTATGGTGGCGCACCTAAAGTTGTTAACCTAACTGAAGGTCGTGAAAGTAAACGTATGTGGGACTTCTCTAGTGATGGACCACTAGGTAATGGCACTAAAGCTAAAGTACAGTTTGAAGTATATGCTAATGGTGCAGGTGTACGTCTACTAAACGTAGGTGTTACAGATCACGTACCATATGAAGATAACGTAGTGTCAGAAGATGACGAACTGTTTAACGTCTAGGAGTAGAAAATGAGAGTAAGTGTTAATGCATACATGGAAAAGGATGATGATGGTTACAGTGGGAGTGTTGATATGAGCAGGGATGATATTACAGAAGCCCATGAGTTAGCTCAACTCTTTGCTGAAGCCGCACATGCCTTTGGTTTCACATATGTTAAGTCTGTAGGTTTTGAATGTGAAGATGGTGAAATGATGTGGGGCGACACTTAAATGGACATGGGGAAGGTACTAATCGATGGTGATATAATTGCTTATCGTGCGGCCTTCTCCACTCAACAGGATGGGTCGTCAGATACAGAAATGAAAGTTGACGATCTTATCCAGTTCATTTTAGAGAAGACTGTATTATTCCCAGAGTTAGGTTTAGATTATGAAGTGTACTTAACTGGAAAAGGTAACTTCAGATATGATATAGCTAAATCACACCCCTACAAGGGAAATAGAAAACACGTTGAGAAACCTAGACACTTGCAACATGCTAGAGATTACATGGAGAGCAAGTATAAAGCTACTGTAAGCCAAGGAGAAGAAGCCGATGATCTTATCGCAATGGAAGCCGCCAAACTAGACTACAAGGCTTGTGTAGCCTCTATAGACAAAGACATGCTACAGATACCCTGTTGGCATTTCAACATCGTCAGAGGTGACTATCTAGAAGTAACCCCCTTCGGGGGAATTAAGTTTTTCTATACTCAGATACTAACAGGAGATAGAGCAGATAATATTGTAGGTCTGTTTCGTGTTGGTCCTGTCAAGGCTAAGAGAATGCTAGAGGATGCAGAGACAGAAGAAGATCTCTGGGATTGTGTAGTTAAGGCCTACGATGGAAATGAGGATAGAGTAATAGAAAACGCTAGGCTGTTATGGCTTAGAAGAGAAGAGGCAGAAATATGGCAACCACCAAAAGTAAGATCCGACAACAAGCTATAAAGAATGGTTATCGTTCTGGGCTTGAGGATGTCATATCAGAAGACCTCAAAGAGAGGGGTGTAGATTTTGGCTACGAGACTGTCAAGATAAAATGGCAGTTAATCGAAAGTAAGACCTACACCCCTGACTTCATATTACCTAATGGTGTAATAATTGAAAGTAAAGGACGCTTTGTTCCAGACGATAGAAAAAAGCATCTTAAAGTTAGAGAGCAGAACCCTGACCTTGACATAAGGTTTGTGTTTAGTAATAGTAGGAATAAGATTCGTAAAGGATCTAAGACTACATATGCTATGTGGTGCGAGAAGAATAACTTTCTATATGCAGATAAAAGGATACCCGACGAATGGATAAAGTAACGTACAATGTACATAGAGTAATAAATGGACCATTTCAATGTCCTGAAGGTAATTGGTGGTTAACATGCAGTGTAGAAGATGTAGAAGCTAAGGAGATGTTTGAAGACGATATACCTTTTATTAACTTTGATGCCGCCTATAAGTTTCAATCTTACTTTTTATCTACTATAGATCCTATAGTTATAAACATACCCGACGAAGGAAATGAATATGTCTAAAACAGCAGTTGTATTTAGTTGCGCTCATAGTGACCCGACTACAAGTAATGAAAGATTTGATTGGCTAGGAGAATTAATATATGACGTTAACCCCAATTATATCGTTGACCTCGGTGACGGTGCTGATATGCGTTCTCTCAATAGTTTTGATACTAGGAGTCCTGAAGCTATTGTCAGTCAGAGCTATGAACAAGATATCGAGCATTACAATGAATCTATGGATAGGCTCAGACAAAAGCCTAGTCAACGCAAGTACAAAAGACCAAGATGGATTGGGTTCGAAGGCAACCATGAAAACAGGATCAAGAAAGCACTCAAGAGCGACCCCAGACTTGAGGGAGACAAGTACGGGATATCCTTCGGGCATCTTCAAACAGACCACTGGTTCGACGACTACCACGAATACAGAAACTCAGGACCATCTATAGCTGAATATGATGGTGTGTCGTATGCACACTTCTTCCAAGCAGGTAACTTCGGTTCTGCTGTATCTGGATTACACCACGCTAATACTTTGTTAGGTCACAGATATACAAGCTCTACTTGTGGCCACAGTCACAAACGAGATCTAAAGTTTAAAGATGGAGCTAAAGCTATAGGTCTTGTAGCAGGTTGCTTTAAAGGTGCTGAAGAAGGTTGGGCAGGTCAGTCTAATCTTGATTGGTGGAAAGGTGTAGTAATCAAACGTGAGATAGAAAATGGTATGTATGAGCCAGAGTTTGTATCACTTAAGAGGTTAAAGGAGTTGTATGGGTAAACGTAGTAATTTTGAGAGAATACCCAGAGACTACTATCCTACACCCATAGAAGCTGTTGAGCCTCTTATATACCACTTACCCTACGCATTTGATTATGTAGAACCTTGTGCTGGTGACGGACGCTTAATAAGACACATAAGTAAACTAACTCAAGGTACAGGAGAATGTATATATGCTAGTGACATTGAGCCAAGACATGCTGATATATTTACTTCTAATGCTCTTAATCTTGATTTTGGCGGCTATGGAGTAATGGACTACATGATAACTAATCCACCTTGGGATAGAAAAATATTACACAGTTTGATAGACCATTGGTTAGGTATATGTCCTACTTGGTTATTATTTGATGCTGATTGGATGCACACTAAGCAGTCAGCTTTGTTTATGACTTATTGTTCTAAGGTTGTGTCAATAGGTCGTGTTAAGTGGATAGAAGGAAGTAAAGGTGTAGGTAAGGACAACTGTTGTTGGTACTTATTTGATGCGTTTAAAGAAGATATGAAACCAACAGAATTTTATGGAAGAGTAGTATGACAATAGGATTTAGAGAATACCAACAGAAAGCAGTTAGCTTTGCTATATACCCTGCAACGCATAAAGTTCTATACCCAGCTTTAGGTTTATGTGGTGAGACAGGTGAAGTAGCCGAGAAGGTTAAGAAGCAAGTAAGAGATGGTGTGTTTAATAGACATGAGGTAGCGAAGGAATTAGGTGATGTACTGTGGTACTTATCTAACTTAGCTAACGACATAGGTTATAACTTAGACGAGATAGCTGACATAAACATAGAGAAGCTAACTAGTCGTAAGAACAGAGATAAGATAAAAGGATCAGGAGATAACAGATGAAAATATTAAGAGCGTTTGGTAGATGGTGGTATAGGTTTATTAACTATATGATTACGTGGCAACTACATAGGGATGCTGTTAAGCATTTGAATAGGTTAACTGACAGAGAACTAAAAGATATAGGTCTTACTCGTGGCGACATAGATCGTATGATATGGTTTAAAGAAGACAAGAATGAAAGAGGTGGCAAAAGATGAGCGACAACTACTTACCAACAGACTACCAATCATTTATACACAAGTCACGTTATGCTCGTTGGTTAGAAGCAGAAGGTAGGAGAGAGTCTTGGGGAGAGACAGTAACTAGGTATATGGACAACTTAGTTAAGCCAGCTTTAGGAGATCACCCTAAGCAGATAGCAGAGATAGAGTTAGCTATACTAAACTTAGAAGTTTGCCCTAGTATGCGCGCCCTCATGACTGCTGGTCCAGCTTTAGCTCGTGACAATACAGCAGGTTATAATTGCTCTTACTTAGCTGTAGACGACATAAAAGCATTTGATGAAGCTATGTTTATTCTGTTGTGTGGTACAGGTGTAGGGTTCTCTGTCGAAAGACAATCTATACAGAAGCTACCAGAAGTACCTGACAATATGTTTAACAGTGAAACTACTATCATTGTAAAGGACAGTAAAGAAGGTTGGGCTAAGTCTCTAAGACAACTCGTAGCATTACTGTATAGTGGTGAGATACCAAAGTGGGATGTATCTAGAGTTAGACCAGCAGGTGCAAAGCTAAAGACCTTTGGTGGTAGAGCATCAGGTCCAGCACCTCTAATTGACTTATTTAACTTTGTTGTACGTGTATTCACAGAAGCTAAGGGACGTAGACTATCATCTCTTGAGTGTCACGACATCATGTGTAAGATTGGTGAAGTAGTAGTTGTAGGTGGTGTACGTAGATCTGCTATGATCTCTCTAAGTAACTTATCTGATGATCGTATGAGACATGCTAAGTCAGGTTCATGGTGGGACAACGATCCACAACGTGCTTTAGCTAACAACTCTGTGTCGTATACTGAGAAGCCTGACAGTTTATCTTTCATGCGTGAGTGGATGGCTCTAGTGGAAAGTGGGAGTGGTGAACGTGGTATCTTTAATCGTGAAGC